GTACCCGACTATTGCCGTAATGCTGAAAACGCTTTAAAAGCCTCTTTTGGCAATCGCTTATGGATTCCTGAAAAGTCAGGCAGTCATGAGTTGGGTTTTGCTGGTAAGGTTGATTTACACGCTAAAGGCGATAAAGTTAAAGGCATACCTGGCGTAGTTGTGGATTTTAAGACTAAAGAATCTCCTTTGGAAAAGGTCGTTCCATACGATGATCATATACTACAAATTGCCGCTTATCGAGAATTGCTAGGCATGGCAGATGCTAGATGCGCCATTATGTTTGTTAACGGCACAACAAATGAAGTAAAACTTTGTGAAATTGAAGAACAAGAATTGCAAAAAGGGTTAAAATGCTTTTTCCACTTGCTTAAATATTATCAAATCAAGTCGGGACTGTAATTTATGGGGTTGGTTACTGGTTTCCCCCGACCAAATTTCCTTCCGTGAGGATGCCAACCCCACCCTTTTATGGGCGAAAGCGAGTGTTTTCATGCTTCACATACATGATTGCAAGTAGCCCACTTTTTTTCATTTTCTTGACCTAGATCAATTTTTTTATGCAAAAAAAGTATTAAATTACTTCTAACGCAAACGGGGGAATTATGAAAGACGGTCATTACATAAACACAGTTATTTTTGGTAATACAAAAGTTGAACTGCGTGGGTACAACAACGAAATTACATACGCTTATATTGGCGATAACGATATTACAGAAATGGCATGGGAATTAAACCTATGGCCTAGTTTTGAAGATGAAATTTATGCACAGGGGGATTTATGAAACAAAAATTAATTGATTGGATTGGCGTAATACTGCTAGGTATGTTGTTTGGTTTAATGTTTGCTTATGGATTTTAATAAAGGAAAAATCATGGTTATGGACACAGAATATGCAATACCTGAAACAAAAAACTATAAGTGCTACAAGATGGGAAACATTATGTATATCCCCCATTACGAAATACCAGGTCTGTTTGTAGGGCCAAGCAAACGCATTGAAACTGGTCGCATCAAAGCAATCTACGAAAGACGTTCTTTTTACAAAGAAGAATTGGTCAGAATGGGCGCATCAGAAACTTATGAGCAGCTTTGGTCAACAAATGCTAGAGATCAAAAATGAACAATGAACCAGTAGCGTGGATGCTTGTAGATAAAAACTGGAATGATTTTTGTAGATATTCTAGTTATCCAACCGAAAGTGCTATTCCACTCTACACCCATCCAGCAGAGACACTAACAGATGAGGAAATAGCTTTAGTTTGGGATAAATTTAGTGCATTACCAAGCCCAAAAGATATAAAAGATTTTGCTAGAGCAATACTAAGAAAGGCACAAGAATGAACAAAGCGCAGATTCTTGCAATTTATGATTCTATTATTAAAAGACCGCCACATATTGTTGCTTTTGGCGGTGGCGTAGATAGTACGGCAATGATTCTTGGTTTGCATGAAAAAGGATTGCCAATAGATTTAATTTTGTTTGCCGATACTGGTGGTGAAAGACCAGAAACTTATGCACATATTGAAAATTTTAGTAAATGGCTTGTGGATAATGGGTTGCCTAGCATTACCATAGTAAAACGAACACGCAAAGATGGTAGCTTAGAAACTTTAGAACAAGAATGTCATAGAAGGAATAATTTACCTTCCATTGCCTATGGCTTTAAATCTTGCTCACAGAAGCACAAAATAGCTCCTCAAGACAAGTTTTTGAATTCTTGGCAACGAGCTATTGATTGGTGGAAAACAGGCTCAAAATGCGTTAAATACATTGGTTATGACGCTGGCGAGTCACATAGGGCTGATAATGCCGCAAAGCGTGATGACCCAAAATACACACACAAATACCCATTAATTGAATGGCAATGGGAAAGAGAAGATTGTCTTAAAATTGTTGCAAAGTATGGGTTTAAGGTAGGTAAATCCGCTTGCTTTTTTTGCCCATCTTCACGCCCAAAAGAAATCATTGATTTGCATGAAAAACACCCTGATTTGGCACAAAGGGCTTTAGACATAGAAAAACAAGCAAACCTTACAACAATTAAAGGATTAGGTAGAAATTATGCTTGGTCAGATGTAATTCGTATGCACAAAGCACAAATTGAATTGCCGTTTGTTGGCTTTGATTTGCCATGCGATTGTACAGAATAATTACTAAGAAAGGCACAAGAGAAATGAACAATGAACCAGTAGCGTGGATAAATAGATATGGCGATGAAGGATGGCTTAATTGGGATGAAGTCAAAGGAGAAGGATGGACTGCTACACCACTCTACACCCATCCAGCAAAGACACTAACAGATGAGGAAATATATGCTTGTTTTCATCAATATTTTGTTTTAGGTGAACCAAAGCCAACGCATTATGAATTGGAATATGAAGATTTGATTGATTTTGCTAGAGCAATACTAAGAAAGGCACAAGAGAAATGAGTTTATGGGATGAAGCTGGCGAGCTTGAAAAAATCGCTAATCAAATAAGTTGTTTGGGCAATGTTTTAGAGCTAGTTGCTGAAAAAATTTCAGAAAACGTAGAAAGTGGCACTTTATGGCTTTGCAAAGACGTATGTGACAACATTAGCCAGAAACTAGACGAACGCATAGTAAATCTGCTCAATATGAGCAAGAAAGAGAAAAAATGAGTTTGCGATCTATTGGAATGGTAGGAAAGACCTATAAAACGGCTTCAGAAGCGTTTAGGGATGCGGATTACGCTACAGCTATACAACGCCCTATCCAAAGTGATTTTGACGGCTTTGGAGCGTTTTTAGGGGCTTTACTGTTTGTAGCTATATTTGCTTATGGTTTTTGGCGTTATGTCAGCTTACAAGCCATTTAGTCAGTATTTACACGATGTTTTTGATGGCCCAGCTCGCAAAGTAGTCAGCGACTGGGTCAAAATGAAATGGGGTCTTGATGTTAAGGATAACCCTAATAAGTATGGAGTTGATCTAATCTGCTTTCGATCAGGTTCTCCAGTTGGGCTGCTTGAGGTAGAAGTTCGTCAAGCAGGCTTTGATCAACATCAAACCATCCACGTAGGGCAACGCAAAGATAAGCTATTTCAAGAAGGTCTGCCGACTCTATTTTTTGCCGTAACTCAGGACTTATCTCGTGCTTACTGGGTGAAAGCAGACTTGATAGCAAATTGCCCATTGATTGAAGTCCATAACAAATATGTTACTAAAGGGGAAATGTTTTACGATTGCCCCATCCAAATGTTCAAAATTGCTGATTTAACAGAATTATTTTAATACTTTCGCATATTGGGTAATGGAGCTTCTTTTTGGCTTGAACCATGTTCTGCATGGTGAGCTTTTTCCATAGGCAAAGCAATATGTTTATCAAGCTTACGCTCTAAACGCTCTACTTCTTTTTCAATACGATGTGGCGATTCTTTAACATAATGACCTTTTGGGGATTTATGTTCTTTGCCTTCAATTTTAAAATTAGTTGCCATTTGCTTCTCCAATCATTTGTAATGCGTTTTGTTTAACATCTTCAACTCGTTTAAGCCAGCCTTTACCAAATACAGGAAAAGTCTTTAAGCCTTCATAAAAGCTTATTTTACGCTGACTAAACGCTTCTACAATATCTTCTGCTTTCTTTTGATCTAATAGCTGCATAGTGCGTGGGCCAATAGTTCCGTCTGGAACACATTGCATACACTCTTGCAACAACTTTACAGCCCTACCTGGCCCCATGTTGACCGCAGCATCAAACAAGCAATAATCAACGCCTGTCTTTAGTTGAGGTGCATAACAAGCCATCCAATACTTAGCTTTATACAAAGGCGCTACTTGTTCAGGAGTTAGATTACGCATAGTCTTATCATCAACAGGATGACCTAGCCATTCTTCTAAAACCCTTTGAGTTACGCCAAGGTTAGTGATGCCACCTGGGTCTTGGCTATTGTCAACATATTGACCTTCTGACTTTAAAACTAATGCCAAAGATTTATCAAAATTATTTTGCATTTTTATTCCATAAATCAAATAGCACTTTTACTTTTTCCTCTAATACAGCCACTCTATTGTCTGTTTTAGCAAGAACAATAACTAATGTTACAAAAGCGACAAGTAATGGCCAAATCTTAGCCAATATGTCTAACGTATCCATTATTTGATGCCTATTTGTTCATTAATCCACTTTTGAAGCTCTATTAGTTGGAGCGTTGTTGCGGCACAGTCGGAAGCAAGTTGATTGTAGGCGGTTGCTGCATTAGCGATGCTGGCGGTATTGGATAAGCTGGACACGCTGCTGGAATTGGGCTGGCGCACCCCGTTAGAATAATACTGCCTAATAAGAGCAAGTTTCGCATCGTATTCATCGGATATTCCTTTTGTGACTAATTCGTGTTGTTTTTGGATTGATTCAACTTTTGCTTCTTGTTCTTTGGCGGCAATTTCAACTCCTTTTTTGTAGTCCATGAAATCACGATTGCGCACAGACCAGCCAGCAGAAAAAAAACCAAGTAAAACAATAATAGTTAATCCAACTTTGATGTAATTTGCATAAGGTATCATTGTGGTTCTGATCCTGACATTTGTTTAGCTGCTACTGAAGCAGCGCCTGATCCTGACACAATGCCTAAAGCGCCAGCAAGCTCTGTAAGACTGATCTCATGCCCTGCGTATATCAAATAGATAGCAGCAGAAGCGACTACGACAAACCCTAAAGCCCAAGCCCAACGAGCAATATCGTGAGTTTGATTGTCTTTGCCTGTAAGAATGTGAGTAAAGATTTCGTTCATTTTTGAGTGAAATAATGAGCAATAAAGCCAATTAAAGAACTAATGCTTGACACTACCATCATGCCTACCCAAAAGCCGCCACGACCTTTGTTTGCCATAGCAAGCAACTCTTTAATATCATGGCGCATTTCAGCTACTTCTCGTTCCATAGCTTCTACTTTAGACCACATTACCCCTATTTTTACTGGATCAATCTCACTCATGATTACGTCTTTTGTATAAATGCCAATGAATAATAAAGCGGTGTATTTGTGCCACCTGAAGTCATTACTCCAGAGTTTACAAAGCCACCTGTGCTTCCTACGCCATAAGTATTACCAGAACCTACTATAAATGAATCACGCAAATCAGGTGTACCGTTTGAACCATTACAGATTACATAACCACTAGGAATAGAGCCAATAGAGCCTGACCACATAATGATTGCGCCAGCAGGTACAGTAGTGCCAGTAGCAGTAGCATTAGGAATAGGGTAAATATTGTCGTAAGTTGCAATAACAGAGTTAGTTGAATCTGCTAAAACAAATTTGTAAGAATAGCCTGATGTAAGCCAAATTTCGTATGGGGGTCTGCCATCTGTACCCAACACAATAGGGTTTGTATTAGCAGTATTGCCTGTAGAGTCTGTATAAGTCGTTAAAGGTGTGCTAGAGCCAGCTTGATAGCTATATAAATAGCCACCAGCTAAAGGTAAGCCTGTAGTAGTAAAGAATTGAAATCCATTACCAATGGGGGATAGTAAGACTGACATTATTCTTCCTCTTGAGTTTTATTTATATTTTGCAATATATCAGCAATCGTATTGGCTCTATTTTTATTGATTCCTGTTTTTTGCGCTAATTTAGAAGCAACCCTTGCGCCTCTGCCACCAGCATAAAGGGCTTCACCAACCAATCTAGGGGATTGGGCAGCTAACATAGGAAGTAATTGAGGATTTACAAAGCTTGCAATTCCTGTTCCTGTTTCAAGTGCTCCAGCCAATCCTCTTGCAGTTGGTGAACTCATAGCTTGACCTGATAAAGCATTAATAAATGGCCTGCCACCTTCTTGTTCTAATTGTTGAGCTAAAGTTAATCTTTGACCATAATTAGCATTTACATTATTTCTTGTAATGCTTTGTAAAGCTCTCATAGCTGTATCAGCAGAAGATTTATTGCCAAGTTTTAATGCTTTTTCAATTTCTTTAATTTGATCTGAAGCTTCATGATAATCGCTCATTACTTCAGCATATTTAGGAGCTTGTTTAGAAATAGTATCTTTGATAGCATTATAAATATTGCCACCAATACGATTTGAATTGGCTTCTTCGTATGGAATTCGATTAGTAATTGCGCCAATACGTTGTTTTAAAGCATCCAAACCTTCTGGAGTGTGATATTTTTTAGGGTTTAATCTGCGCCAATCATTAACTTCTTTTAATAAGTCATTATGAGTTTGCAAAGCAACATCGTCTTTAACTTTTTTCTCAAAAGAAATTGAATTTTTAGCATCTTTTAATGCTTGATTAATATCATCAAAATTTAAAACAGATTTGTCGCTAGTAATATCTGTCATTCCTGATCTATAAACATTGCTTCTGTTTTTTTGCATTGTTGCTAAATTAGCTCTAGCTGCATCTAAAGGTGCATTTATAGGTGCATTGCCACGCATTTGATTTGCAAAAGATGTGTCACCAATAAACCCTGATTTTGCAGCATTTGCTATGTTTTCTGGGCCAACGCCTGTCAAAGCGCCTAACAATGGTTTTCCAACAGTAGAAACAACATTACCAGTAGCGGTAATAGGATTTATGTTTTCTGCAATTTTTCCTGCTGTTTCTAATGCTTTTTCTGGTGCGCCAGCTTTACCAGTTACGTTAGCTACTTTTTCAATCAAACCTGTTTTGCCTGCAAGCCCTGCTCCACCTGAAATAAGTGTTGCTAGATCGCTTGCAACTCCTACAGGGTCAGTAGCTAATGCTTCTTTAAAGCCTTCGCTTGTTGTATATCTATGTTTATAAAGATGACCTACAGCATTTGCCGTTTCAACAGCTCTTTCTTTTGCATCAGGATTCCAATCAGCTTTATCAATCCATTCTGCAATATGGTTAGGAGTAATATTATGTAACGTGCCTGCTGCCAAATCCATAATACCGCCAGCAGTTCTAATAGGATGCTTAACAGCTTCATATATATTTTTACCAAATTCTAATGCACTTTTAGGAGCATTAGTAATAGCTTGAATAGGAACATCTGACCAATCACGACCAGATGTAACTTCTGTGTTAGAAACAATATTTGATAAATCTTTAGCTGTAATAGGTGGCGCAGCTTCTTCTGCATTGCCACCTTTTACAATATTAGCTAAATCTTGAGCTGTGATTCCCATTATTTACCATTCACTAAATCAATTAATTGTTGACGTTTGTCCAATAAATTTTGGAATTGATCTGCTGACATACCAGAAAATTCTTTTGCCAAATGATTTTTATCTGATTTGCTTAAATCTTTAATAGATTTATCGCCAATAACACCAATCAAATGAACAACTTTAGGATCAGCAATTTTTGCGTATTCGTTGTTAAATTTATTAACAGATTGCAAATTTGGTCTATTAATATCGCCAGCATGATTCAAAATGCCACGCTGATACAATTCTTGACCTGCAAGACTTCCATTGTCTTTATAAAGAATTTGTTTCAACGCTTCTCTGTTTGTTCCAAAAGAGCCAAAAGCAGATCTTTGTGAAGCTTGATCTTGATTAGTTCTTGCAGATTCCATGCGAATACGTTGCTCAAGATATTTCATAATTTCTTGTTGATTTGCATCCAAACCAATGCCACCAGTTTGATTAGCAATAGCATTAGCAATAGGGCCAATATCTAAATTCTTATTTTCCAACATTTTTTGTATTTTTTCGTTGGTATATCTTTGATTTGGAACTGCATCAGGTTCATTAATGTTTAATGCTTTTTGAGCTGCTGGAAGCATTTTTGCAACTTCACCTGCACGAGTTCTAAATGCATCATA